TCCACCCGGTTTATATCGAACGACTTGAAAATTTTCACATCTATTCACGTGTTCCGGTTTCACAAATCTAAGAATTATTTCTTTGAGCTTATGATCTCGCTCAAAATCTAAAAATGTAGACTCACTTTTTCTCTCCGATTTGTCTATGTGTCTGGTATCTCCGAGAGTGGAATCTTTGAGTAAAGGTAGCGCTTTCTCTCTGATGTAATCACACTCTTCGTGAGATATAGCATTGATTTGCACACGAGGGTGCCTATATGTAGGGGTGGTAAATACGATGACAATCGTAAGGACAAATACAAATAAAAGCCAGTTCATGTATTAGTTATTTTACAGTTAGATAAATATGTAGCGCGGAACTACACAGTTGTATCTCTGTCTAATATTGGTAATGATTTCATTCGTATATTTAGATAAATGAACCGCGGTTTCTAATATCTCATCTTCCTTTTGTGGGTCGATCATCCACTGTCGTAGTAAGTCACCACCCGTGTCAACAAACATCTGGTATATGTGTTGTATATCTCTGACTTTACTGTTGTATTTATCTCTTCGTTGAAGTTCGCGTTTCAACTGATCTTCTGAGATTACATTCATGAGATAGTCAACTCTGAGAGTGAGATTACTATCATACGTGAATCCATATTTATACACCAATTGATATTCCGCAGTTCCCACGACGTGATTCAATTGTAAAATACGAGGTGGTGCATTATTTTCTAATAATTCCCTGTATATGGGTCTACCCCCACACGGTATGTCACCGTGTTCTCTCGACTTAGATTTAAACTCAAAATAGTGTGGGTTGTGTATTCGTCCCTTTTCTACATTTCCAGTCCTCCAATCGAACGCAGTTTGACACGTCGTGCACCACATCTGTGCGCACCCATCTATCTTGTGAATCATGGTTGAACATTTCGGGCACGGTTTTGTGTCTCGGTTGATGAGTTTCATCGTTTTCACCAACTGTGGATCACACACATGACCATCATTACACTCTTCGTTGCATTGTTCGCAAAATGAACGGGAGCATATACCACACTTCCATAGTTCATCGAGAAATCCTCTGCACTCTGGATGGGGACACCCCCTCGTAAATTTGACTGACTGTTCCGCATCGTCTAAAGGTACATTTCGTAATTCATTAATTCGGTCGTTTATATATTTAAACGATTGCTCTGCAAATATACACATCGTGAGGTAATGATCGACCCATTTACCACCCGTTTCGACCGTGTAGTGATATCTTCTTCTCGCTTTGACGTACATGTCTGAGATGTCTTGGCGCAGTCTATAAAGTTCTCGACGCTTCAATATTCTCTGAACGTATGGTTGAGTTTCGGGTAGACGAATGAGCTCGCGTTCAAATAATAATTGTTCGCGGCGTTTTTTATAGTCGACATTTCTAAAACGCTTCGTACAAAACGTATCTATAAACTCCCGGTTGTGTTCATTTTTACAACTCATACAGTGGGGTTCTTCTGAAGTGGATAATAGATAGGTTTGACAACATTCTCTGCATGATTCGAAATCACAAAAAGGGCAACATACTTTTTTGTGATTTGTTTTATTAAAACGTTCACAGCACACGCCACACGTCGTCATGTACTTTTAGGGCTTTTTTTCTTTAAACTACTGGGTCGAGACGCAGGTTTCCCTGAGAGAATACGTTTGACTTCATTGAACAATTTTACGTATACAGGCTTACCGTGATTCTTTTCTCGAATGACGAATTGTTCATAAATCTTGATCTCTTTGTTGAGTGTACTCTTTCCCGTGTTAATCGCTTGACGAGATTGACGGACGAGTGCATCGATACCCTTCTTGAAACGAGGACTCGACGCGGTTGTTATGTTCCTGACATCGACGAATGGGACTGGAGACATCTTACATTGTATTAAGAAATAATTTCTACGTCTTTCACTAATAAACAGTATCGTCGGTTGCTGTCCGGTTCGAGATGCGTCTTTATGAATTTACCTTCTGTGTATTCTCTTATGAGTCTTTTAATAGAATCGATGTGCATATCAGATTTATGTAAGTATGTAGATGAAAGCAATTCACGCCCGTGCCATCTAGTTTCATTATCCACCACTTTCCATATGCCACAACACTTGTTCATTACGTGGATCGTTGGAAAAAATTCATCATCACCGATGTCGACGACGGTTTCAATTTTTTCATATTTAATTCTCACCATGTCACCCACCTTCACCTCGATCATTTTTTTCTTGCCACCGATAGCTTCCGCGAATTCTTTGTATTCTGCATCCATAAAATCATATTTAGACTGAAGCTTATCGAGAAGTCCAAGAAGATGATGACGATCCATGTTCGGTGAGAGATACTATTTGTGATGCTCTCGTCGACTTAGGATATATTCAGAGGCCTTTTTAGGTGTCTTACAGATGAGATCTCCGCAATGGTCTCTGTTTTGGTACACAGCGTTTACACCCGTCGAAAGTTCGTCACACGTCTTGAGGGACCACCTTCCGAGTGGTTGTTTCTTTGATTCGGTGCGAGTGAGGGCTTTCACAAATTCAATGAGTTGTTTTCGCATGGTCCTTGTATTAAATTTTAGATGTGATTTGACTTAGGCCTTCATTCACCCCACAAGTAACTAAATGACTTGGAAGATGAAATACGTACAATCTTGAATGGCCAAATGTGCCACATTTTACTTAAAAGTAAGAGACATTTAAAAACGATGATAGAAGACCTAGCTAAACAGATATATTCTCAACTGGGACCTGGGTACAGTGAGAGGGTATATCACAATGCCATGGAGGTACTTCTTCGTTCGAAAGGTATTCCGTATGAATCTGAGAGAATCATCCCCATCCCATTCGAGGGGCACGTGATCGGTAATTTGCGAGCCGATATTATTATAAATAAGGAAACCGTGCTCGAATTTAAGACTATCAAAACCTTAAATGAGTCGGCTGAGGTACAGGGTCATAATTATCTTCGCTTGACTGGGTTGAAGACTGCGTATCTGATAAACTTTCCTCCGTTTCAGAATCGGGAGGTTGAGGTGCGGCGTATCGCATCGCAATGATGTAAGGGAACGCGCGGGCGAGTTCTTTGTATATATCGAATGTTTCATCGTAGTATTTTTTAGGATCTTTCATTTCCACGTCTAGGATGTGTTGTGCTTTGTTCATGTAAAATTTTGCCTCATCTATACAAAACTGTTCGTAAACATTCATTTACGAATACAACAATTGTTGTCTTTATATGGTTGGTATAAATTCCCAATGTAGATCGTTACATATGAGTTTCCATATGACGTCTTGTTGATATAACTTTTCTTTGCTTTTGAGTAGTGGAAAATATTGTAGATACGAATCTTCACTCAAAAGTTCACAAAATTTATATAACACGTAAGAATAACTCAAAAAATTGCGCCGATGTGAGGGACAATTATCATCGAATGGTTTTTGTATGTCCTTGAACATGATTCTAAGTCGTTCTTCTAATTCTTGAGGCATGTTAGGGGGTTTCACACCACTCAATATGTTTGTAATGTAAGGCACGTGTTCGTAGTACTTGTTCATTTTCAACTTTTTCAAAAGTGCGCGCACGCGTGCGTGCGTGATCTCTTCCAACGTTTTGATCTTTATCTTTTTGAGTTCGTTCCTAAGTTGGTCCATGACCTCTGTCGGTATGTTCGTGGTTTCCTGCGCTTGAAATTGTGAGAGCCACTCGTTGAAGTGATTTTCTCTTTTGTATGAATAATTTACAATTTTTTCAGACGTCTCTTGCTCCTCTCTGTATGTGAGTTCTTCGCTTATCAAGCATGCGAGCACTGCACCACACCCGTCACACACGAGTTCACTCGTATCCGAAAAATGAAATATATTGCTATTCTCACACGTTTCACATTTGTCACTTTTCTTGATTATCTTTTTATCGACTGTTATATTCTCTACGTCCGATAGATATTCATTAAATATATCCTTTCTCTGTAACCCAGATGTAACCTTGCAATTAAAGACGTTATCTGTGCTCACTTCTATGTCTACGTCTTCCGTGTATTGTTTCATATATGGCATACATTTGATGATATAATCTGACATGTCTTGTTCACATTCACCACGCTTCGATGGCTCTTCATCTATTAGTTGCTTCCATGCGTCTATTTTGTTGTTATATCGACTCAAAAAATTTCCCTCCATATAATTAGTTAGAATGCTACGCAATCTTTTAACTACCGTAATTATATGGGGTTACGATACTTATAAAAATTTTGTATCCATTCCCGATCACAGGATACAACACGCATTCATGGAATATTTCACAAATAACAAAAAATCGTGTGACGTGGACGATCCCTTTTGGAAAAGTGAAGCCGATAAATGGGATGGCCTCTTTGATGAACATTACGTAGCGCTCGATGATACGAGTTATCAGGTGGGGGGTGTACCAGAGCGTGTCGAAAAGGCGATCATTCGAATCAAATACTGGTACAATGATAAGTTGTACAAGTATTTAACATACGACACGAAACACGAATGGCCACCTAAACAGGGGAAGGATATAGTATTCAATGTACCACTCGTATCAGCTCATTTAGTAGACGCGGACGATAAACCCGTAAAGGATATATTGGGCAAAGTGAAACGGTACGCGGGTCCTCGAGGCGATTTTCATGGTGAAAAGGTGAAGATAAGTGACATGTTATATTACGATATGGATACACTAAAAACTATGTACCCCGCCATAAAATTACGGAATATTTTCGGTAAAGTCAAAACTGTGAGTACAATCACCGGCTATGTTACTGATCTTTTTGTTCTTTAGTGGCGAGATAGAATTTAAGATCGCCGAGATTGGCGACGTTATATTTAAGAATCAAAAAACGATTTAATTCTTCTTGCATGATCTGCACAGTAGAACACATACTGGTCGCTTTAGTAAATATATTCATGTACCGAAGAGAATACATACCCGAAATATTCGGACTCTCTTCCGTACACTGAATCTCGGTCTCTTGATTTGCAAAGTCACCCTCGCATTTTAAACGAAACATGTGTCCGTCGCGCGTGATTTCTATATCACCGCCGATGTTGTACATATCTCTACATATTCTCTGAAAGTCAATAGATGGCATCGGTGTTATCGTGGTCATGTTCATTTCGGGTACCTCTATTTGATTTTCGTTTATATCGAGCAGTTTGAGTGCAAATTTAGTGCACGTCTTCTTAGTTTCATTGTGAATTTCGATGTCCATGTACTCCCTAGATTTTATAGACATGATGAGAACATCATTATTCGTTATTGATTTGAGAAGTTTGAACGTATTCGTCACGTTTATTCCGGCGACGATTTCATTTTCGCAGGAATATTCCTCAAAGTTATCCGCCGCGAGAAACATATCAACGAGCGATGTGCGCGCGGTGTCTAACGTCGTGATGTAAAGCCCGGATGGTTTGAAATATACGTTTACGTCATTGAGTATATCTTTAAGAACCTCAAATGTTGATTTTATAGCACTCGCCTGGATTGTAGCGAGTTTCATCATACCTGTATCTTACGAGTCTTATTTCTTTATGTTATTACTATACGTCTGGGATACATCTCGGTTTATCTTTTCTTCAAGTTCTGGTGTCATCGCGGGCTGAAGTGTGCGCCCGTAATCATCGAGACCAAATATATCGGAATTCGACTGGCCGTCTAAAGTCGTCATGGAACATTCACCGAATCCACACGAATCGACGTCGTTGTTAGGCAGTAGCGACTCGAGCCAGTTTTTTATTTCATTGCCGACGAGAAACTTACCATTCTTCGTCAACATCGTCGGCACGCGCGTTATTTTGTGTGCATACTGCGGTGGAATACCTCGCTCGTTTATGTTATGATAATTCACGAGCTGTGTGAGCTGGGGTTGTCTCTTAATGAAATCGATAATGTCTAGACTGTGACTACACCGTGGACTGTATATCAGCAGCGACATTTAAAATACCGTGGTAAAAATTTGTCGTAAAAAGGGCGCACCCATTATATTAATTCTCTGTGTAATGTAATGAAAAATAAGGTCATCATTCCCATACGATCAAATGGTAAGTTAAGTAAACACGGATACGAAGACGTGCGTGAAAAATCGGAGCTCGCGAGACATCGCGCGCTCGGAAAGTTCATTCGCGCGGGGGAACCACCACTCGGTGTTTTTCGGCGTCTTAACGTGCTCATGATATTATTTAGAACCACGAATCCCAAATTATCTAAAATTTTTAAGGCGGATCGCGACTGGGTAAAGAAAACGTACATGTGATTTATATGAACGATCCACTTTTCTGGAGTTTTTTTCAAAATTTTTATGCGTGTATATTAATAATGATTCCAAGGTGGGTATCGTTACTCGCATTGATTGTGCTCGTGCTTTTCCTGATGTCCAGGCGAACAGAGATGTTCATGACTAAAGATGCGACATCCGACGTAGACGAAGGTGTTCTCGATTTGTCCGCATACGAACGACTGGAAAACGTTAAAGTTTCAAACAGTGTGATGGAACAAATCGTACTTTCGGTAAACAAACGCATCCAGGAACTGACGGGTCTTTGTACATACATCATAGACACACACGAAGTTCGTAAATACAAACACGAACAAACCGGTGATGAAGTGTATCGATGCCGTTTCATGGTGCTTAAACACGGTGGATTTCCATACGCGTTCGCCATGACTTCTGATGTTCGGATCATGAATGACCCAGATCGCGTGAACTGGAACGATTTCAACATGCAAGCCACGCTTCGAACACTCGGTGTGTCCCAGAGCGATGTCGATTCAGCGATGATAGATGCCCCCATCGAATTCATCGATGAAGAGACGGGTAAAGTTGATGTGACTAAGCTCATCATCGCCAAATACATGAAAGAAGTGAGTAAAGCGAACCCCCTCGTCGTCGTCATATCTCTCAGAACACAACCCATCGATGTGAACAAGCCCACGGACACTAAAATGTTCACCACCGACAAAGATATACGCGAATTCGAAGATTTTGATAAAATTCGCGAGAACCACATTAACTACATAAAAAGCAAGCCCATCATCGAAAAACAAATACTCACATCCACAGAAATGTACGACCGCCCAAAAATTCTCGAAAATAATTAATTGATTTAATCTAATGATCAGTGTCGATGAATTGTCAAAGATATCTGAAAAACGGAACAAATTACGAAAAGAAACGTATGTGAAAATATACGAACAGATATCAAAGAAAATCAGGCAAAGTGCAGAATTCGGAAATAAATTTTTACTCGTATCCGTACCGTCATTCGTGGTTGGTTTCCCAGCGTTCGATAGATTCAAAGCCGTGCATTACATAAAACGCCAACTCGATCTGGGTGGGTTTTACACCAGACTCGTCGGAGACTACGAAATATATGTATCGTGGACGTACAAAAAGAAAACGAATAAATCTGAAAAACATGAATCGATCGAAGAATTCGGTGATTTTCCTTCATTCGTCAATCTGAAGAAAGTTGCTAATAAATACAGGGTAAATGCGGGAAAAGGCTCGTAAAAAAATTTCACTCTATCATAAATGGATAATCTCAATGTACTCGTAGAAGCTAAACGCGAGTATCTGGGACAATTGTCTCATCTGATGTGTCCAGTTATGATCGAAACATTTGATAAAATATTTGAAGAGGCGTACACCATGTCCAAGGGTAGAAAGGTGTTGATCATGTTTCAAAAGCTACTCAAGGAAGTTCCGAATTGGAACGAGGGTATGTCTAAGCAGCACACCGATAACATCGCAAATAGGTGTGCGTGGTTTAATGATCTCCTCGCCGCGGTGTTCGTGAGTTGTGTGAAGATTCTTTCGTCAGTCCGACTCGGGAAGGATAATAAAAAGATATCACTCAAATTGCCGACGAATGAGACGTTCATACAGACGTGTTACAATAACATGGCGAAGGATATCTACAAAGATCCATACATCTTTACCGAAAGTCAGAACGAACACACGAGAGATGAACAACTGTTCCAACGATTCAGTGCCGTGATCGAGGCGTCCGTTCGAGAACTCATTCCAGTACAACAAATACTGCAAACATACATGTCGAATGAAAATGAAGACATCGATGTCGGGGGTGAAGCGACCGACGCAGAAGACCCAGAATTTGTCGACGACTACACTCACCCAGAACCAGAACCAGAACCGGAAGCTGAACCCGAAATGCAGGAAGAATCCGAACCCGTGGGTATGGAACCGGAATCCAGTGAAATTCAACAGCCAGAACCCGAACAATCTCCGTTTGATAATGAATTTAAGACCATATCTACTCAACCAGTTCAACCCATGGAAGAACCCGAAGAGGAGGATGAAGAACCCGTCCTATTCCCAGACGCATCTGAAACCCGCGCAAAAAAAGTTGGCTATAATTAAATGGAGTTCGAAGACTATCTGAGAGATCCAGCGTGGGCCGCCATCATAGCAGGTATCATCACGGCGGGATACATTCACATTAAATCCAAGCTCAACAACGAAGGTAAACTCCCAGCGAGTGCTTATTCCAAACCCGCATTTTTGAACGCGATTCTCGTTTTTTTCATAGTATCAAATGGTATAGGTGGTAAGGAAACCATATCGACAGAACCATTCGCTTAAAGACAAAGTGAGTAGAGAACATAGTAAATATGAGTTCTGTGAATGCTTTCAATGATATGATGGGCCAATTTCTTGCGGAACTTCACAAGACGTTTCCAGAAGAAAAGGGTATCAAGAAGTGTATGTCCGGGTTTGAAATTATGCGAACCTCCAATCCACGCCTCGTCGTAGATGGGTTCATGGCGAGCGTGACCCCGTTCGCCGAGCAGATTTCTTCGAAGGATGATGCATTCTTTCTCAATGAAGCTAAAAATCTTGATTTCTTGAAAGATGTGAAGATTGAGGAAAAGTGGGCGTCTATCTCCAGTCAGACAAAGGAGGCCGTGTGGCAATATGTCCAGACGCTCTACATGCTCGGCACGACGATCAGTTCTATCCCAGCGGACACACTCTCTATGATTGAAAAGGTCGCGAAGGAGTGCGCCGACAAACTCGAAGGTCAAGACGGTGGAATCGATGAAGCCGCACTCATGAAGACCATGCAGGGTATGCTAGGGGGTATCTTGAAAAAATAAAACTAATATATATTAAATGAGCTCTTGGTTTAGAGATCCAAAGCAACTCGTTGATGATAAAAAAATCCTTGAATTTTGGCCCACCAACATACAGACCTCAGCACAGCGCGTCAATGCCGGCTCGAGATTTATTATTTATGCGGCGTGCATCCATTATCTCATCAAACGGGACGTCAGAATTTTCGTTCTCGCGGCGACCGCATTGGGAGTTCTTTATGTTATGGATCGGTCGGGTATGGTGAAAGAGTGTGCAACGTGGGGCGTTGAACGTTACGAGACTATAGGCGATGCGTGTCAATTGCCAACGAGGGATAATCCAATGGCAAATGTTCTCATGGGTGATGAACCAAACAGGTTACCAGCGTGTAAGTATGAAACCGTAAAGGCTGATGTCGATGCATTCATTGTGGGTGACACCTCATTCGGACCGGCTCGATCCCGATCGACGCTCCCAATGTATCAACAAAACGCACTCGCGAGGCAATTTGTGTCCGGTCCAGTGACCACGATTCCAGGTGATCAGACCAAATTTGCTGAATATCTTTATGGTAAGAAGGGTGCACCTATGTGCAAGAGTGACGGATCAATGTGTGATCCAAATGCACGTGGGGTCCAACTCGAAGCTTTCGCCGGTCTCGATCCAAATGGGGATGTGAGAAGAACCGCCACTAGACCACGCTCGACATAAATAAATCTCACGTAATAATAAAATGGCTTACCAATTGCAGCCGGGTCTTAAGTTGGTTCAAAATCCAGCCGTTCCAGTAAACTGTGCGACGGAAGAGGTCTTTGTGTATCCTCAGCCCAGTACGCTGAATAATGGGTCATCTCGACCAAACACTATGTTGTATGGGACCGCACCTTTCATGGCTGGAAAGGGTGCACCAGCGGAATTCATAGAAACGAGCGATCAACTTCGCCCACAATCCACTTCTCGATTTAACAAAGTGCTCGCCAAAACGTACGAACAAAACTTATTCCCACTTCAAAATATGGAATGCAAAATTCCACTTCGTAGCGTAGGGTATGAACCAATGAGTACTCGATCCGAACTACAAAATGGTTTGTTTAATCAAAGATACTTAAATAAAAATATCAATAAGAAATAAGAATGGCTGATCCCATATCTGTCGCAGCTATCGCGGGGCTTGTCTACGCGGGTCGTAAGTTGAGTCAGCCAAAGGAGACTTATTTGATATCGCCAGCACCAACTCCAGCACAATTAGTCGCGAGTCCCAGTGTTGAACTTGTTAGAGAACGTCCAATTGAAAATTTAAAACCAACCAAGGTTCCCGTCGATAACATGGCGGTCGTCGCACCACAATTTAGATCGAGTGGCGAAGAAGTCCTCGAAATGAGAAACCGCATGAATGATTACAATCGAATGAATAACGTTTCTCCAGTGGAAAAGCGACTCGTGGGACCGGGTCTCGGCGTCGACCCAAATGTCGCGAGTTACGGTGGTTACCAACAGCTTTTGCGTGTAAACCCAGAAAACGTTGGTGCTTACAGAATGACCACACTCCCCGGTAGATCTGGCCCCGCGCAAGACGTGAGTGGTGGTCGACGCGGCATCGCGGGTGAGGTGGCACACAATAGACCCGAAAAGACGACTTTCTTGCCGGAGCGCCTCCCGATGACGTTTGGACGTGCACAAGGCATGTCTGGTCGCACCCCGCGTGGTGAACACGAACGCACGAAGCGCACGACGAATCGTGCGGAGACTGGCTTACGAACGGATACACTCAACGTAGCCCCAGCGAAGCGATTCATTTCCGCGAACATGGTGTCCCAGGATCCAACCAGAAACAAGAAAGATGGCAACATGGAGCAATACCAATACACAAACCAACCACAACCAGGTATTCACAGTTACGCACACGGTTATCTCGCTTCACCAGAAGTATCGATCGGTGGAAGCCGTGCGTACACGACCGAAGAGTTGGCCAAGTATGGTTTCAGACCGGATGAACGTCGTGGTAAAGCGAATCGTGCAGCGAACCCGGGTAGAATGAATGTTCGCGCCGGTCCATTGAACCAAGGTGGTATGGTCACGAGTGTTCGAAGCGACACGACCCGGGTCGATGGTCGTGTGAATCCTCAAGCGGGTGGGTGGACACAACAGTACAC